CGTCTTTATCGCCTTTCATAGACTCTTCGTAATCTTCAATGCCGTCGTTGTAACCTTTCTCGAAGGCAACAATATCAAGTGCTTCTGATGCTGGTCTGCGAACATCAGCAATCCACTTGGTGAAAAGAATATTGATTGGAATATTATGGTATTCTGTGTTTAGTCCTCTGTGGTAACCGGCATTGTAGGAGTTGATCTGCCACCACTCAACCACATCATCCACCTTCCCAATACAGATTTCGTTACAAGGGTTATTCATTTTTCCTCCCCATAATTCTCAATCATAATATCGCAAACTTCTTCAAGGCGAAAGAGAAGTTCTGATGTATCGTTTTCTCTTCCAAAGTTTTCGATCATATTGTCTCTTACATCACGGAAAGCATTTCCAAGACGAAAGAACATTCTGCTCATATTCTTGTTAAAATCTTCGTTAGTCATTTATTTCCTCACGGCTTACAATAAACTTTGTCAAACCATATGTCACATTTTACGCAACCGGGTCTGGGGTAAAAGCCATCTTGCTTGCTCCAATATATCTCACTATAACACTTTGGACAACTATTTGGATAGGTGTTGGCGGTAAATAATCTACCGTCTATAATCACAGCGTCATCCGAAAGGACAATAATACTTTCTTTCATCCTGCTAACTCCAAAGCAGCAGCAAGTGCCTCACCTTCTGAGAGGTAATGCTTTTGGCTCATCATAAAGAACTTTGTATCTTGGTGCATTCCGCCAACGATGCGAAACCTGTAACCTGACTCTGCGGTGTAAGAACCCGTCACACACGCAATGCCGTCGTCTTTCCAAGCGTTGCGAACCAAAGCAAGAACGCATCCAAGGGTTGCGGGGTCTTCAAGGTCTGGTAGTCCAAACTCGGTTTCGTTCCATTCCCAACTTCCCCTATCAAAACCGGCCCACATATGAACACCTTCTGGTGCATTTGCCCTTTGACCAAGATAGAAGTTTCCACCCAAGTCTCGCATACCCGGAAGCCACCGGAAATAACGACATTCAACAAGCCTCTTTGCTGTTCCAATCATTTGCTATGCTCCTCACAGGCTTCAACACCTCGCTCTCTTTTTAGCCAAGAACAAGAAGGACAAGTAGAATAAGGGGGTGTTTCGTGAACCTGCAACTGATGTTGGAGATGTGAAATAAGATTCTTGATTGCCTTTCGATCTTCCTTATCTTTCAGATCAAACCACATCGTAATAAGTTCCGCTTCTGGATAATCTTGATTCCAAGCCTCAAACTCTACGCCTGTGGTATTTATATCAAGGTAAAGAGACTTGCAGCCGTCTGTTTTGATTTCGATGCTAGAACTCATTTGATCTTCCCTCTGATAATCTCTGCGATGCGATGCCTTTCGTTATCAGTGTGATTGCTGTAAATGGGCTTTGCACCATCTGGAAGTGGTTCAACTGGAAACAGTTTTCTTCCCAACTCTTGGTAGTTCACAAAATGGCTTACTGGTCGAGTGAGAAGATAGAAACCCCAGACTTCTCGCATTCTCTTGAGAGCCTTCTTCTTACGAAGACGCTTCTTTCCCCTTTCACGACTCATATAGTTTGCGAGTTCTCGATTGCGAAACTCCTTCCAAGTCTTGGGATAGAGAGGAGGTTTAGCAACCTCGGCAAAACGCCTTTGGTTTTCCAGCAGTTGTTGAAGAATCTCTGATTGAACAATAGAACTAACTGTTTTCATTTGCTAACATCCTCTACAAGACTATCCCAAGTTTCTTGTCTAATGTCATTATAGTCCATTCCGAGAACCAAGTCAATCTTTTCTTTCACCATTTGCAGGTTCTTGACAATATTCGTACAATCTTCTTCTGCCCAACCTGCGGGTCGCATTTCTTCGTCGTTTATTGCTGCTTTCCAGTATTCTTCTGCCTGTATGATAGCTGCTCGGCAGATTCCAAAGTCGCCTTTATGAAACATTACTTTTGCGATCCTATCCATTTCTCACTCTCCAACCAACTTTGTAATGTCATCGCAGAATTCCAAGATCATTTCTGCTCCCCTATCGTCTTCTGCGAGGTCGGCAAACTCTATCGCTGCTCTTGTGTCGTCTTCCAGCTTGTTTATGCGAGAAAGAACACCTTCGTAAAGTGAGCGAAGTTCGTACAGTTCTTTTTTGTATCGGTCGCAGAGAGTTCTTTCATAGTCTCTTTCTCTTACGGCAACTTTGTGAAATGCTTTGGCTGTTTCGAGACGCTGCGACAAGTTATCGAGCATTTCTTTAGGACGCCAACGAATACCTTTCTTATCTACAAACTCATCGCTCATTTTCTTCTCTCCCAAAAAGGTGTTAGGCAACCAACCCACCTAACTGACTGTTTCCAGTCCCACCCGCTACAAGAGGGGTAACTTCATTATGCAATAGAGTGGTGGGGCTAAACCCACAGGTGTTCAAGTATTCCTTTGTTAGACTCTTATTCCTTGAACCGGGTCGTATATCGTCTCAGTAGAACCCTGCGTAATACCGCCTCACTCTATGTTCATAGTATAGCGTATTTAGGTCTCTGTGTCAACCTTTTTTTCGTTCACGAGAAGATTCATATGATACAACTTCTCAAAGTGGCTTTGCTTCTTTTTTGGTGTGGATTCAACAATCACAGGGTTCTCAACCTCTTCACAGGCATTTGTGTATTGGTCGAAGACCTCTGGTGGAAGAGCGCCCCAATCCACTTCGTATGGGTCGTAATGAAGATGGAACAATCTCTTCTTTGTCTCAGTCTTGTCGGCGCTCATCACCCCTCCTCGTTTGGCTCAGCCATAGTATACCACCCACCAATCCGTCCGTCAAGTCTTGAAAGCAGATTTACAGAAGCATAACCATAGCAACCATCCTCTCTCTTTGGAATGCTCGCATTTCCCTCTTCGTAATCAATGATAATGTCGTCAAGCATTTTGATCTCCTCTGCCGCTCTGCGACAAAGAGATTCAAGACGAAGAATCTCAAGAAAATAAACTTGTTCATCCAAGCGTCCGTATTTGGTGAGCATACGCTTCATAACAGCAGTTGCAGCAGATTCAGGGAAATACTTTTTTGCATTTTGGATAACTTCATCGTCAGACATTTGAGCGATTTCCTTTGCGATTTGCTCTTCCCTGCTCATTTCATAACCTCCACATAGGCAGTAGGCTCCTTTGAAATCATATCGGTCTGAATCCACCAAACAGTCAGACGGTCTTGAAAATAATCGTTGTGGCGATAGAAGTCTTTTTCAATGTCTATAAGAATACCAACACTGTGTTTTTTCTTTTTGAAGTTTTCGTCCCACTTACTTTTTGGTCTTACAAGATCACCGACTTTCATTTTTCGCTCTCCAAAACATAAAACTCGCTATTACAGCAGTGCTCTCTCATCTCAACTTCGTCGCCTTCTTTATAGCCTTTGCTGTGCCAATAGGTGTCGTAACCCTCATTTGGGCCAATAACATAAGTTCCTCGGTAGATTGCTGACCCGCGTGAAATGCCGTCTTCATCAAATAGAGTTCCAATTGGAAACATTTCTTCTTCGTAGAATGCTTCGGTTCCTTCCTTGAACCAAGTGTCGGGTTTAGCAAAGTATCTTTTCATTCTTCGCTCTCCAAAACAAGCCTATGCCGAAAGTGCCAACTAATGCCGTCATCCCACAAGACTTCAATACATCGTGTTAGGACATTTGGTTCTGGTTCTTCCTCAATGCTTTTGATTACGCCTACATCTGCTCGTGAAGCACGGTAATGATCTGTAAGAGAGCCGTGGAAATGCGAAAGACGAACCCTATCACCGACCTTCATTCTTCGCTCTCCATTCTAACACAAATCCTTTCAGATTCACGGATTGATCTTTGAGCGTCCTGATCATCCATTCCAAATCTGGGCTCATAGCCCATCCGAACCCAAGTTGCGCTATCTTGCCTGCCATCTGTATGTGTGACTTCAACAGTGTAAGATTCTGTGAGTGTATCATAAGAACACACAGCAGTAAAGTCACCATTAGTTTCTTTCCACTCAATCATTCTTCGCTCTCCAGAAGTTCAACATATCCAAGATGAGTCCATTCACCTACCCCATTTGCCCAGCTTACGCAGACTTGTTTACGATACTCTAGGGGATCCTCTCTTAGGTGCTCACCGAAAGCTTCTGCTACAACCCCAAGAGTGCCTTCGGGCACTCCACTTGGGAATTCATACCCGATCTTCACAACCTTATCGCCGACTTTCATTCTTCGCTCTCCAGAGGCACCATACCGCAATTGCGCATAGCAGCAATGGTGTATGGGAAGTTGGCGCGCTCTTCGACCAAGCGCAGCATTTCAGCAGCAATCTCGCGGATCTCTACCTGTGCGTGCTCGTCGTTGCGAAGCTTCTGGAAGTGAGCGAAGGAACGCCAGTTGAACATAATGTCGCAAGTGATCTGGATTCCGTAAGGAAGGTAGAGGCGAGCGCTTTCCTTGGCGCGCTTACGAGGGTAGCCTTGCTCCTCAAGGCGCTCAATACAGCCGTGGTAGCGGTCGTAGGCGTCCTTAATGAAAGCCTCAAGATTATCTTGCTCTTCCTGTGGCCAGTCCTGCGGGACGTAATACTTATCGATCTTAAACTCTTTGTAACGAGCAGACTCCGCGTTGATGCTCACGCCCACTCGGTGCTTAAGCAAATGAATGTGGCTGGCAATATCTGTTGATACCAAGAAGTGAAGCGTGCTCTTCTCGAACGGAGTCATATGGCCTTCGCGAGCTAGCATATTCAACAACTTGTCTACACGCGCCAACTTGTTGGGCGTAAGATTACGACTGGTCGATGTCCAAGCTGAGCAAGCGTGCGTAAGGTCGTCGCCGTAAGTTCCGAGTAGTTCAACTGTGTTCTTCATTGTTCTTCCCCTTATCTCAAATCAGCGGTTCTTAACCCATAATCTTGTTATAAATCTTTCGGATAACCCAACGTGAGTTCTTGCTGTGATCCTGCAAGGTTTCAAGTACAGGCTCCTTCCCTTCCGTGAAAGTGAATGGTCGGCCACCAACACGGGTCATAAACTCTGCTTCTTTTCCAGCAATGAAATCGCCAGTATCATACTTCTGGTCAAGGCCGGGGAAGTCGCCATCATTTGTTCCGTGAAGGTATGCTGTCTTGCCGCCCTTTGGAATAATAAGAACAGAATCCTGACAAAATAGCTTGCCAAGCTTTACAATGTTCTTTGTGAAGTCAGCATCATCTTGAAGATTTACTACGAAGAACGAGTTCTCGCCTACTTCAACCGCCTCTGGTGTTCCATACTTCTCAACATAGTTACCATCAACAGCAGTCACGCCATAACCCATCTGGAGAAGGGCTGCCTTGAGTTGCCGGTTACGCTCAAGATTGGCTTCCTTTGGGCTCATTTCCGTGTCAGTTGAGACATTGCTCTTATCGCTACACTTTTCGTCATCAAAGGGATCATCACGGAATGCGGTGATGACAGCAGTATCGTGTTCAGTCATATGCTGGTGGATACGTGAAAGGCTGGACTCGTTCAAAAACCTCTGCCAGTTCTCAATAATCGTTTTCATCTTAAAACTCCTTGCTTCTGCGACATAAGTGCGTCGTATGTCGGCTATTTTAATTAGTTTAAAAAGTCCATAAAAATGTTCACTTCATCCTCCCCTGACTTCAAGCCAGCGGTCAAGATACCATTTTGCTTTCTGCATATCTTCTAAGGCGTTTTCGCTTTTCTTTCCCGCCCTAGAAATATATTTTACCACATTACCGAGATGAAAGTCAAGACCCCAAGCTTCAATAACTTTGATGGCCTCGTATTTTGAAGTTCCGTCCTCATCTAATTCGCCACTCTGATAATGGCTTGGGTGGTCAACTGCTTCTTTCATTTCGTTCCTCAATAAGTTTCTTAAATTTGCGCTTCAGGAAGTTATTAATACCTCTCGGGGCATCGACCAAAATAGGAAGCGGGCCTAGGCCGGTCTTTTGTTTATGCTTAAGCATATCCAAGCATTGTACTTCACAGTCGTCAAAGTGAAGAGTGGCATTGTTTTCCATAAGCGTGTCGATCTTGCAGCTGTTGGCTGTGTAGTAAATGTCATCGACTGGAAGCCTAAGAGCCTTGACAAGTTCTTCTGGCTTTGGGGACTTATCGTGCTTCGGAAAAGATAGGCCCTGCTCTCTTGCGGTGACAATGATAACTCTGTAGCCGTCGTTGGCTAACTGCTGCATAAGGCGAATGTTGCCTAGGTGCGGCTCGCGGTAGACTGCATCGATGACATTGCCTGCCTCGTCCTTTACATATTCGTATCGGATGAGCGTATTGTCGTAATCAAACGAAACGCTAGTTCCAGTCGTCATCATTACTCTGCCCTCCTTGTGGCCCGAAGCTAGACGGGAAGACCTGTGATACTAGTTCGTCTAGATCAAGGTCACCGAAAATCTCTTTCTCAAAGGCCGCCGCGTCATCAGCAATGCGTCTGTGGTATCGAAGTGCCAACTTGTCTGCAAGATTTGTGAGCATCTTCAAGGTCTCAATTGCTGTCTCCTCGTTAAAGCCCCTCGGATATTGCTTCTCCTCCACGCACGCGGCCCAGTTGGCAACAGAGCCCTCAAGGCTAACAAGGATCAACTGAATTTCCAAATCATTAAGATCGTCAAACATAATACCACCTTTTATAAATGCCCCGCCATAAGGCGGGGGCTTTGTGTCAGCCTAGAAGCTGAAAGAACCTCTGGCTAGCTAGCGAGTCTAGAATTGACTGCCCTGCGTTCTCTGGGAGCGAGAAGTCCAAATCAAGAGCGAAAAGGCTTGCTTCCAACACTTCTGTGAATCTCTTCGCTGAGAGCTCTTCGTGAAGGCGTTCATCGTTTAGGCAAAGGTCGACATACATACCAACAAGGTCATAAGCTTGCGGCTCTGTGAGACCGCCGAGGATGCCAACTTCGCGGAGAGCATTCTGCAAGAACGGTGTAAGCACATCTGCGGTGATTGTGCCATCCTCGATGTCTGCTTCTTCGCCTTCGTCAGCAAACCTGTCGGCAAGTCCAGCCAACAATTCATAAAAATCACGACGCAAGCGAATGCTGCTCTGGCCGTTTTCTAGTTGGACAATCCGCCCAACTTCGATTGTATCTTCAATTCCCATTTGTTCCTCCTACGGACTTTTCTATTGTACCAGTAAAAATTTTTAAAGTCAAGCTCAGGATAGCTTTTTCCAGAGCTTGCCGATACGGCCTCGTGTAGAAAAGCCCCACTGGGCATTGTACTGTGGCTTCAACATATATGGCTTGTTGAGTTCTAGCATATCGCCCATACCGGTGTCAATTCCCCAGCATCGAATTCGAATATCGCAAGAGTTTATGTCGGTTACGTCCACTTGGAAGTACTCTTTGCCAGTTGATGTTGTTCGCACAACAATCTTTCTTGGAATACACCAGACCAAGCCGTAGCCGTTCTGATGCTCAGAGATAGGTACAACATTCATATTGTCGAGCTTATCAAGAATCTGGCTATCGATCACCCTGTTCAGAGGGAACTGGCCTGTAAGCTCGACCAAGAACTGGATTTCCTCTTCCTTAGTGAAGTCGCCTTCTGGTTCATAGAGCGTAATATTCTCGTCCAAGTTCTTTGGCTTACGAGGCCGATCAACTGCGATAGCCGACCAGAAGTGCTTTCTGCCTGAGAACCTATCGTCCATAAGATTGTTAAGTGCGCCGCTGCGGCATAGCACATCTAGAGCCTTCTTGTTGAGCTTGGAGTATCGCATATTCTCATTGAACAAGAAGTCCTCAACCTTCTGGAAAGGTCGGCCCTTGAAAATCTGCTCGATTGCTGTATCTCCTAGGCCCTTGACACTTGTAAGCGGCTGAATAAATGATGTACCGTCTTCGCTAACTTCCCAAGAAACGCCTGATGTATTGATGTTTAGAGGCTCGATGTGGTAGCCATAGGACTTTGCAATATTGATTGCCTTCTCCTTTCGGGTCTCTGGCTCCTTGTCCAAGAATGCACAAAGCCATTCCTGCTGGAAGTATGTGAACAGCCAAGCACACTGATACGAGATGATTGAGTATGAAACAGCGTGAGACTTGTTGAAACCGTAACCAGAGAAGAACTCAAACTTACGCCAGAGGTCTTCGGCATCGGAAGCCTTCATTCCCTTCTCAACACAACCATCAACAAAGCGGCCATAGAGCGAAGCAAGAACCTTCTTGGTCTTGCCTGTTCCCTTCTTGGTTAGAACCTTACGAAGTGAATTGCCCTCGTCAAGAGAGATGTTCTTACCCAACTGGTGAGCAAGAAGAGCAATCTGCTCCTGAAAGATAAGAAATCCATAAGTCTCTTCTGTGGTCTCCCGATGCTTCTCGTTGAAGTAAGTAATCATACCCGGAGCGCGGCGGGCGTTGATGAAGTCCTTATCGACGTTTGCAGACAAAGGACCCGGACGATAAATAGAAGTGATAGCCGAAAGGTCAATGATATTCTTTGGCTTGACGCTCTGACACAATGCCTGCGCTCCGCGCTCTGTGAACTGGAAGATGCCAGCCCAGTTGCCCTTCTGGAAGACATTACGGTATACTTTGCTATCGTTTAGGTCGAGCACATCAGGGTGCAAGTTCTCATCGTAGAACTTACGAATGTCTTGGAACGTTGGCTCTTGAATACCGTGACGGCGCTTCAAGATGTTTGTGATAGCTCCCTCGAACATACGAAGTGTTGCTAGGCCCAAGAGATCGTACTTAATGAAACCCATCGGCTCCAAGTGACGGACGTTCTGGCCCTCCGACCAAGGAGTCTGTCGAACGGATTTAGAAGAGATAAGTGGCATACGGCGATCAAGATCTTCACCGATAACAACACCACCAGCGTGACGTGAACAAGAGCGAACCTGCCCATATAGTGCGTCGATATGGTGTGCGACATCTGGGTACTTACTCAAGAAGCTTTGTAGAGAAGTAGAGAACTCCTTTACCTCTTCAAAAGTCGGGGCGTAGATACCAGCCTTGATGCCGTGCTTCTTCTTTGCGAGGGGCGTGGCCTCCTGCATCATCACGCCTGTGACCTTGTTTACCTCTGTGTAAGGGATGCCATACAACTTAGAGATGTCCTTAATTAGTGACTTGAGCTGCAAAGTATTCCAGTTTGAGATTGGAGCAACTACATTGTCGCCCCAGCGCTCAATAAGAATATCCTTGATACCCATTGCGTCAGAAACGTCAAAGTCAATATCTGGGTAGTCCTTTGCATCTGTGCGAAGGAACCGGGAGAAGAGTAGGCCGTACTTGATCGGGTCGACCTGCGTGATGTCAAGGGCATATGCAACAAGCGAGCCAGCTGCAGAACCGCGACCCGGACCTGTGATCATACTCTCGTTTGCAATCTTTACGATCTCATTCATAGTCAAGAAGTACTTTGAGAATCCACGGCTAGAGATAACGCCAAGCTCGTAACGAAGACGCTCTGTGTACTCGTTGTTGGTGTGTAGATTCTTTGCGCGGAGACCTTCCATACAGAACTTCTCTAGTGCGCTATCTTCGGTCTCGCCTGCCGGGACAACGAAAGAGGGGAGCTTGACTGTATTATCAGGCGTGAATGTTTCGATACGGTCGTGGGCAATGCTGTAAGTCTCTGTGATGGAATTCATCACTAGCTCATCATCATACTCTGTGTCGCATTCGGCAGAGTACTTCTGGTATGCCGCCCACATCTCGTCGCCATTCTTTGGGTAAAGCTCATAGCCGATCTCGTCGACGTTCTCAGGGAGCTCTGTCTCGTCTGCCCATTGTGGGCGACCCTTTCCTAGCCAGCCTAGACGCTTGTAAAGCTCGCGATCCTTCCAAGCCTCCTTCGAAGGGTAGTGAGAGTCTGCAGTAGAAATAAGCTTAATACCGTACTCTTCGTGCATCTGAATAATAAACTTGTTTAGCTGATGCTGCTCTGGCACGTTGTTCCACTGTAGCTCACCATACCACCGATCTCCAAAGATAGAGATCATACGCTCGGTGACCTGTCGCATAGCCGCTAGGACAGCCTCATCGCCCTCCTCGCGGTTCTCCCACAAACATCCAGCGTAGACCCCACCCAAACAAGCGGAGGCCGCGATGATGCCTTCAGAGTGCTCCTGTAGCATCTTATAATCAACGCGAGGATAGCGGTAGAAGTTTTCGTCTCGGTATGAATCGGAAACCAGCTTGAACAAGTTCTCAAGACCAGTTTGATTCTGCGCCAGAAGGATAAGGTGTCGACGTCGGTTAAGGACGCTCTTGGCCGCCTTCTTACTGGCGTTCTCGTCCTCTACAGTTGCGCCGCTAGTGTCGGCACGCTTGGCTGCCTGTGCCTTCTTCTTGTCGGCCATTACTTCTTCGTAATCAGTCTTCCACTCTTCGTGTGAAGGAATAAAGTAAGCTTCGCATCCGAAGATGGGCTTGAACTCCTTGCCAGCCTCCATCATCTTCTTGGCGTGGAGAACCTGATGTGCCAAACCATTTTGATTTCCGTGGTCGGTCAGAGCTAGCGCGTTCATACCGTTTTCATATGCGAAATCCATATGGGCGCTTGGGTAGCCTAGCGCATCGAAGATCGATCCTGCTACGCTGTGTGCGTGAAGTCCCACGAATGGGATTGTTGGTTGTGTTCTTTCAGTCGACATATAGACCTACCTCCACAGCCATTGTATCAATTTTCTGCGACAGTTCAAAGTACTCGTCTGTAAAGACTCCGTAAAACAGGCGACCATAGTATTTTGCTGCGTAAGGCTTAAGCAGCTGCTTGTTTGCGAGGTGGAACTTCACTAGCTCCTTGAGCCACTGACGGACCTGCTCTGTCTCAAGGCCCTTAAGTTCGACCGGACAGAAGCCGGGAGGTGCGTGAATAAGGCTAAGACCTGAGCCTTCGCCGCTAGAGCCGGACTCTTGTGTAGCCGCAACCTTCTTCTTTGGCGCTGGCTTACGTGGCTCAATGATCCAAGAAAAGCCACACTGGCACTTCATAGACCTAACACCGATATAAATACCACACTTTGGGCAGCCCTTGCGGCCACGTCCGGGTTCGTTCCAAGTCTTCACAATTCCTCCGAAATAGGGTTCCACTCTTTATAGTGGATAAATATTTTGCCGGGACTCTTTACTTCTCTAGTCTCGCTATCTGATAGAAAGCTTCGATAGTTGTCCCAACTGTCAATCTGATGATACCAAGACAAGTCGATAACGTTGTCTATGTTCATCTCGCTTTCTTTTACTATTATACCAAGGGTGGCCTTCTCTGTAAAGTATTCATCCTCGTCTTGACTGTTTATTGACATTTGGTTCTCATACTCTCTAAAATGCTCTAAGAACCTTGCTAAGTCTTCTTGGCCAAATGTAAAGGGAAGATGCTTGCCATCGAGTACTGTTTCCTCATCATAACGAAGAAAAGTATTCTGCTCCTTCGAAATGCTCTTTCGAAACTCACGAAGATGCTTTGGCTCCGTGATGCCATACGGAAAAGAGACCCAGAACATCTTAGGTCTTGTCCACTTGCTGATTGCGCCACTAATGTCGTTTGCAAATTCCGCCCCCTTGATGATGGACCAAGGAAGACAATTTGACCTATGTCCTTCAAACTCCGTGATCGGGACATAATAGATTGACACCAGTCTTCTGTGCTTGTCGGGATTCTTTGAAAAAGGATTGCTGCCAATTGTCGTTGGGTCATAAATAAAATCACCGATGCGCTTTCTTACAAGCGGAACGGTTTCCATATTGCCAACAACCCAGATTGTCTCACAGCCTGCCATTGCTGCCTGATAGATAGCATTGTCAATTGCCAGATAGTCAGGTGCGATTGGGATCAGGCAATCGTCCCAAGGCAGATTATACCCTGTCGGCGGTGATGCGACCGGAACTATACCTGCTAGATGGAAAAAACTTGACATATGGACTGACCTCTTCAGATTTCCATTGATCAATAATGTAGTCTGCATCGGGCCTTACGTGCTCTACATTTTCCTGTGTGTCGAAAACATAATCAATGTCCTCTATTATAACACGTTCTGCGTGGTCTAGTCTAGGGTATTTTGTAATTTCCTTGTCTTTGTACAGCTCTTCGAGTGCCATACGCACGATGGTTTCTGAATAGTCAAAGTCTCTTACTTGCTCGTCGGTAAGATACGACTCGACCACACAGTCTTTAAGATTACTGTTATCAAAACGTGGAGAGTTATACCACCACACTTTGTTCATAAACTTATCTTCATTCTGGTGGAATGTGTGGGTGTGGTTGCTGCCTTTCTTGACATTCACCCAGTCAATCACTCTGTTAAGATTCTTCTTAATCTTTCTTGCTGGAGGCAGGCCCTTGACCTGCCGGGGGTCAAACACCCATAGCTTTTCAAATTCCACTCTTGTCATCCTTGAATACTCTGTGGTGATCTTTAACATACCATCATCCACACGAATAGAGCGATTCAAGTCAGAGCCAATTATTTGCCCATTCATTCCCAGAGCAAATAGCAAATATTCCCACACTTGTACGGCTGGGAAGGTATGTCCGAAGTTTGGCTCAATCCCCGGAATTGCGTTACCAGCTACTTCATCAAATAGGAAAGGTGGCTGTGCTTCCACAAACGCTACCTTCTTGCCCGTATAATAAGCAAAAAGAAAGGTGGCCAGACAGCCACCAATCACTACTTCTGAAGTTTTATAAATATGTCTATCTAGTTTAGACACCTATATCACTCCGCGAAAGACGCCACAATGTAGTTCTCCTGAACGAAGTGGAAAGTCTCTCCGCCGTGCTCAAAAGTCTCCAACATATGAGTTGGGAATAGTACCATACGGTCTACTAGGTGTGCATCTTCTTCTCTTGCAACGTCGATAGCCAAGGCGAGCGTCCACTCTGACTTATCTTCAGCTGTCTCTGGCATTAGAAAAAAGCCCTTCTCTTTCTGCTCTTTCTCTACAAGCTGAACGAGGACTCTCTTGTTGTGTACCTTAATTTCTGACATTACCTTCTCCATTGAGTTCCTGATGCCTTTCAATGAGGCATTCATTAATCTGTAGCAGCTCAGTAACTTGTGGGCTGCCGTGCATTAGCAAGTAAGCATAGTGTGTTGTGATAGTAGCGATAACACTGCCAAATACAACACCTAGCGTAAAGCCAACCATTTCTTTAATTGATTTCCCAAACATCGTTTTGCTCCATTGATAATATAACGCCCTCGGATACATTTGACAATATCCGAGGGCGATTTATTCTAATTAGTTCTATTCATTGTGCTCGGCTACCTTCTTACACATAGCTATAAAATAATCTTGTGAATATGTTCTCTTCATCATATTAACGTGCTTATGTACCCACTGAATGTTGTCAATTACATATCCTTTTGAGCTATCGATTCTGTCAATTGAAGCGTCGTTGTATTGGGCTGTGGGGCTAATTGTCAGCTCCATACCAGTCAGCGCACACTTCCTTTCCTGCTTCAAGAAGAGGTCCCAGATCTGTTCGATGGTTACCTCGACCGGAACCCTAGTTCTGTCACCTTGAAATCTTTCACGAGTTACGTGATGGTAAAACCATCTTCCGCTAATCTCTCCGTGACCATTCCACTGTGGGTGATCTGGACCCCTTTTTGTCATCTTGCATCCGCAGCTTTTAACAGGACCTCTCTTTCTTGTAAGATGGTCACTAGAGTAGACCTTCTGGTTACCGCAATCACACTGGCACAGCCAAGTTGCTGAGCCTTGTCTGTTTGCGCTAGCCCGCTCTAGTACCAGCAAATTATGAAATCTCTTACCACTTAAATCTTTGAGTTTTGGCATTTCGCACCCCACAGGTTTATATTAATAAATAGTTTGTGAGGTACGAGAATGCCAATAAACCTTAGATTAGATCACACCCTGATGGGCCGCAAGCAATCTCGCCTGCAAGATCAGTATCGTCCTGCGTCTCGATGATGTTACGGACGTCTACTTCTGTAAGGTGCTTGAGCATTTCCTCATACTCTTCCTTTGTGCTGTCGGTAAAGGGAGCTTGGATGTAGCTGCCCCCGTCGTGAGGGAGCACTGATAGGCCGTTGTAGTGTGCGCGGTTTGCCCACATCCAGTCGCGAACCTCATCCCACTCGTGTTCCTTAATGTTAATTGTAGCAGAAACATTATGTGTGTTCTGGCCGCTTCTGTGGCCGCCTCTGACCCACTCAACACTGACGCGCTTAACTCTCTCTAGGAGCTCAAGAGCGGTCTCAGAGCGTAGAATAGCGCCCTCTGGTGCCTTCTGCGGAGCTGAGATAACAGCGGTGTCGTGTGGTCGGAAGTACTCGTCCTCAACCAACTCTGGGTGGTACTCTGAGAGGTAAGAGTAGATTGCTTCGTTCTTGCCAACGCGGATACGACGAATGTAGTAATCGTTGTGCCAAGCGTGGATACCGGAAGAGGTACCTAGAGTTAGTGAAGTAGTTCCTGCAGGCTTGACGCAGGTAGTACGGGCAGCTGGTCTAATTCCTAGAAGGTCTGCAACGCGAGCGTTCTCTTCCTTGACTACAGCAGCGCCTGCTGCCATATCGAGATCGAGGATGCGACCTGAAGCAATACCGGTCATAGAAACGCCTACAAGTGCATCCTTTTCGGTGTGACGCTGCCATACTGGACGGAGGTAATGGAAGTCGGTGTATGAAGCCTGCAGTGTGCCGATAAAGGTTGCTGCACGGACACGAGCCTCGTAGTCTTCCTGTGATTCCACATCACTTACGTTGATCTCTGTAAGGTTGCAGAACTGGTAAGGTCGGAGTGCGATCTCGCAGCAAGGGTTGGTTCCCCAGTCCTTGTCGTTTGAAAGATAAATACCGGGCTCACCTGCACCAGAAGCACGGATACGCTCCCAGAGGTCTGCAAAGTACTCCTCAGTGATTCGGTGACGGAGTAGAGTTGCGGAGTTGTTTGCACGACCACGTTGTGGGTTGGTCTCCCACCAGTTGCCGCTCTTGCAGGAAATCATTTCCTCGTCGTCTGCGGAGAAGAGCGAGATTAGTGCTGCGCGACGGATACCACCAGCTAGGACAGCATCAGCAATGTGGCACATAATATCGTGCGCCTCAAGTGGGCTTAGCTTGTCGCCATCTTGCTTGTTAGCAAGGATACCCTCAACCTTTACAAGGCACTCCTTGAGTGGCTGTGGGCCGGGAGCCTTACCGCCAGAAGTAACGAGACGAGCACCCTTTGGACGAATGTCGGAGAAGTCAAAACGGATCTTTGATGTGCCACGGGTGTATGAGTAGAGTAGAGCCTTTACAGCATCAGCCCAGCCCTCGATGCTATCAGCAACTAGGAAGCGACGGGTGCGATTTGTGCGTGGCTTTGAAATCTCTGGAAGCTTCTCAACGTGGTGACGTTGAACAGAGAAGCCGACGCCGGTTCCACCAAGGAGAAGGAACATAGCTTCTGAAAAAGAACGTAGGTCATCAATTGGCATATAGGCGCAATTGTAAATACGGTTTGGCGCAACTTCGATAGGCTTGCCACCGAACTGCATTGAACGCATTGAAGGCAGCACCTTGCGTGCGTGAACAAATTGATAGGCTGCCTCAATCTCTTCTGCGAGTTGTGGGTGCTTCTTAATGTGCATAGCCTTATTGCGGTCGACAATCTCAGAGAAGGTCTCGCGACGTACCTTGTCGGCATCGTAACGAGCATACTTCATATGGACTGTAATATCTGAAAGGATCTTTGATGCGATTTCCATTACTTTTCTCCGTTGGTGATTTTATCTTTCTTCTGCTGTCTGAATTGCTTATACTTCTCTTTGAGAATATCTGACTGTGTAGTCGCTGTTAGATTGCTCATAACTTGACCACTACTATTAATTGACTGCATCGTCTTCACGTTGATAAAGACATTAGCAGTTCTCATTTCTATCGGGAACACCAGACCGTCAGGACCAAATCTATTCTTTGCTACAAAAATTCTACCAGCGTCACTTTGCTTATCTTCGATAGTTCGTGATACGGTAAAAATGAAGTCTGCAACGAAACACTTGGAGAAAGCCTCCGAGATTGATTCCATTGTAATAACTTCTGCATTTAGCCCTGACCTATTTGTCTGTGATGCGGTCCAAACTGGACACTTAAATTGCTGTGCGAGTGAGCGCAGACCTTCATAAATAGACTCCAACTCCACTCTTTTTTCTCTATTTTTGTTAACTGGCTTCAAAAGATCGCCATAGTCGACAATAACCATATCAGGTTTTACATCGCGTGCAATCAAACGTTCCATATGGTTACGCAGCGTCTCTACAGATGCAGTCTTTGTCGGGTACTCCTTAACGATAAGAGTCCCATCGATTCCCTCGACAGTCTCCTTAATTAGGTCCTTGTACTGGAACAAATCGCTAAGATTGACGCCGCTAATGCAACTGTCATATCTCTGAGCGACAACAGTATCTGCTAGCTCCAGAGTGTAATGGACAACTGTCTTGCCGGCCTTAACTGCCGTAGCTCCGAGATGAGCGAGGACCATAGACTTGCCAGCGCCTGTAGGCGCGACTACAACGCCAAGCTCACTAGAACCAAGGCCGCCGCCTGTGATGCGGTCAATCTCAGACCAGTTTGTAGTGACTGGATCACGAGTCTTGAGTTCGTAGCGCTTCTCAAAGTCTGCAAGGTAATCATACCCAAAATCGTTTGAAGCGCCGAGCTTGATAGCATCAGAGATCAAAGTTGTGATTTCATCAAAAGAAGATTCATTGATGAGTCTAGCCGACTTGATCATTACTTCCTTAAGCTTCTGCTTGCGACAAAAGTCAAGAGAAGTATCTTTGATGAACTCAGAGTTTTCAATGTCTGATGTCGCCATAATGCGAGCAGTATAATCAATAACCTGCTTCTTTGTAGCGTCGTTAGCATCGCCCAAGCCTGACTTGATGATGCTAACCATCACCTTGTAGTTTGGATGAATCTTGTACTTCTCACGGTAGTTGCGAATAAGATTCACAAATACACGTAGGTACTTAAGTTCTAGAAAGTTCTCATCAAGAACTTCAAAGATTCTGTCTGCGAACGGCCTATCGTTCAGGATCAGATGGCAAAGATCTTCTTGGAAGTTCTTGCCGTACTTCGAGAATGAAGCGGTTTGTTTAATCATACTGTTACCTCGGATTTTTATTTTAGCTCAAGCGGGGCTCTACGTCAAGCACTTTTATTGTGCTCTACCATTCTCTTGAGCATACCTGACAAACCGGACCAGTCAAAATCAGCAAATCCGTTGGTCATAGAAATCTTTTTCAATTCTGTAAGATTTAGAGAGTAGTCGAAGTTCTCGATGGCATAGTCGATCTTAGCCTTCCCATTCACTGAGATGCTAGGAGGGTTGAGGTTCATAACGCGGTAGTTGTCCTGAACAAGCTGCATATTCTCCAAGACGTCACGGTAGAACTTAACACCACCAAGCTTTTCTTGGCAATAAGCTTCTAGGTGATCGTGGCCGTATGCAACGCTGTCCGCCATAAAAGGCAAGCGCTTTGCGATGGTCTTGAGGCCAGCGCGTGGAACACCAACAAGGTTGTCTGACTTGTCGCCGGCAATAGCGCGGGCGAGGGCAAAGTTCTCTGGCGTGATGTCGTACTCCTCTCGTACACTAACACGGGTCAAGATCTTCTTCTGGATTGGGCGGAGGAGGATTGTCTCGTCGTCTAGAAGCTGGATAAAGTCCTTGTCCGAAGAAACGATAACCTTCTGATCGCCACGGTAATGTGAGTGATTTACAATGTGAGAAATAACGTCATCGGCCTCAACACCGGGCAACATAAGCTGAAGTACTGGAGTGTTGTTAAGGAGCTCCATAAGCAATGATTGCTGCCAGACTTGGTTCTCCCGCTCTGACTGCTTGTCCATTCCGTCAATCTCGTAGTTCTTCTTGATAGGCTTGCGGCCTTCCTTGTACTCCTTAATGACCTCACGACGGCGTAGGGAGCCTCCGGGGCCGTCCCAACAAACAATTGCAGTAGTTGCCTTGGTCTCTCGGATAACCTTCCTCAGAGAGCCCAATGTGCCCACGAGGCCGCCTACCGGATTTCCGTTTGTTGAAATCTTGGGGTTGATAATGTAATTCCGTAGGAACATATTAAGTCCATCAATCACTACGATCCTGCTCTGCTCGCTCATTCTTCTTGCTCCTTGTAAAAGTAATCTTCATTTTCGTGCTTAAGGTTGATTGTCTCATATTCACCGTCATCGACTGTGTAGACGACCTTCTTGATGCCGACGTGCCTCATTACGGCTACGCACATTGGGCAGGGCTTAGAGAGTCGGTGGTGACCCTGACGTCCAATACGTGCAACGTAGATGACTGCATTCTTCGTGACCGACTTGTCAACGCCTAGTACTGCCCCAAGCTCTGCGTGGTGAGTAGCGTGGCCACATCCGTGATCACGGAATCTGGACGCCCAGTTGACGAAACGCAGATTATTGCAAGCTGTGCTGACAACACTGCCACCCTTCACAAGGACTGCGCCGTGACGGTAATCGCGGTTGCCGCTACCCTCTGCAATGCGGGCCGCGATCTTCAAAAATCTTTCGCTTCGCTTAGACACCAAAGCCCTCCCTACGCTTAGATTATAGCATAGAGAGGGCAGTGGGGTAATTGTTTAAATGTCAAGTAACTGTCAAGCGTCTCCTGACGTGCCATCGACATCAAAGAATGATGCTGCATCACCTTCAGCATTCTGGAACTTAACGATAACTTCCTGATCCATAATCTCTAGAACACGCGCTCGGAACTTCTCATCCTTGAGCTTATCTTCCCAGTGAGCGGACTGGAACTTCTCTTCTGTGCCATCTTCGTACTGCAGTGCAAACCAAGCACCCTTCTGAACCAACTGGCTTGAGCCCTTGATCGCGTTTAGCCAGCTTTCTTCATCAAGAATCTTAGCTTCGCCGCCAGCCCAAATGATCTTGTAAGTACATTCGCGATGGAGCGAGCCAAAGCGTGACTTCTTGATCTTAGCCTTAACCTCAGAGCCGACTTGGAAACCGCGCTCATCAAGAATAAAGCTTGCCTTTGACTTACGACCAGTGAGCCAAATCCGAAGACTGTATGCGTAAGCCGCTGCCTTGCCACCGGGAGTGAAGTAAGGATTAGTCAATGCTTCTGCAATGTTGCTTGTGATGTTAGTCTTAAGCTGGTTGATGATTAGAAGAGTTGAATTTGTGTTTGCAATTGGAATTGTTAGCTTGGAGAATGCCTTTGATAGAATACGTGGCTTGACAGCCATAGTACGCTGGGGATTAAAGTCAGTCTCTAGATCACTCTCGCAAGGGGTATTAGCAAGAGAATCCCAAACAAACAACATACGGTTGGAGTTTGAGCCAAGGAGCTCTTCGATAGTCTCTAGTACCATCTCAGTTGAGGTAGCCTGAACGTAGAGCATCTTACTGAGGTCGCACCCTGAAGCTTCGAGGAAGCCGGGATCAACTGCAGACTCCGAGTCAAAATAAATAACATCGATTCCCATCTTCTGGGCGTTGGCTGCTGTCTGGACTGCCATATAGGACTTGCCAGTTCCTTCGAGACCGGCGATTTCGCAGATCTTACCGACCGGGAGGCCAGCCAACCTTCCTCGGCAAATGATAGAATCCAGCCAGCGTGAGCCTGTGGGGATCCAGTCAGTTACTTCTGTAGGGTTGTTTTCCTTAAGGTTATGAGCCACTTCTTGGCCGGCCTTCTTGTTAACCAATGCGCGCATATCGGCAATGGAAAGACGACCAGCCTTAACTACTGCCTTCTTACTCTTCGGCATATATCTACTCCTGTGAAATAACCAAGTAAGCATTTCTAAATCTTTTTTTGCTTACTTGGTACGAATTATTCTCCGTCCCGAAGTATAGGCAGCCAGTGTAATAACAGCCATATACCTCTTTTTCACGTTCAGTAGAGTTGTCGCAAATCGCTTGAAGCAATGATAGGACCAAAATGACCAAGACTGCAACGATTACAATAACGTTGATTGTCGATTCATTGTTCAAGAAGTTCTCGATGGATTCAATCATCTTTCCCCCTGCCAAACGTAAATAGTCTTGCGGCTGCGGAAAAACCGCAAGACTGTGGTAAAAACCGCAGCGTCAGAATTATGAATTCATTAGCTGCTTGTATGCTGCCTCGATGTCATCCATCGGCGCTGCGGTCTTGTTATAGTGTACTTCCTCGGTACCCTCGCCGCCAGATGCAAGGACCTGATCGAGGATGTTTTGTGCTTCCTGCGGGCTAATCCGTGTGAATAGCTTGTCGATGTTAGGAATGTTGTTGAGTAGGTCAGCACAGCGATCTGCGCCGCCAACTGCATCATTGCAGAGGATGCTGGTGCGGCGGCGTGGGCTGATGTTGGTCTCTGGGAAACGCTTGCCTGCAACCTTGCCGTAGGTGATTGTGAGGTCGGTGCCCTCATCAACGTCGGTAATATCGCCGTACTCTGGGTTAAGGACAAGCTGAAGGAGCTTCTTGTAAGCTGTGACGCCGTAACCCCAAGCACGAACACCCTCGTCTTCCTCGCCACGAACGAGAACTGGGGAGAAGTACCGCTGCTTGACGAACATATCCTTCGCCTGACGCTTCATCTCATCGTTGTTTGCTGCAACTGCGTCACGCCATAGTGAGGACGCGAACTCGCAGATTGGGCACTCGTCATCGAAGTTGCGCTTAGGGCAGAGAACAGTCTTGCGCTTGCCATCAACCTCAAGGTAGTGGAAGTGTAGCTCCTTGAAGGGGTCGCCGTCTTCTGGGCAGACAATACGAATGTCCTGATCGCCATCAACTGGCTTCCAAAAAGCGCTCTTGCGATCATTGTTGTTGTTCTTGTCATTGTCGAGTAGCGCCTGCTTGGCGCGCATTGCTTCTAGATTAATAGCCATAATGGCCTCCTTGTGGTAATTGTGGACCCTGTTTTTGTCCTAAAGTGAATAGGAAGATTTATTCCTACCCCTGTCTGTTTTGAATAAAAGATGTATGCTTTACAACATACGCGAAATCCCTATCGTAATTGGTAGGGAAGATTCCAAAGGACAAGCTATGATCATCGGCCAATCTTGTTTTAAGTTCCTCTCGGATCTTCTGTAGAAGATTGCCTGATTGTCGTAACCTCTCCTCACTGACAGCATAAATATAGCACGATTCTCGGGCCGGGTCAAGCTTAAAAAACATCTGCTCTTCGCCTGTCTCAATATCCTTGCTTCCAACAGCAGTAATTCGACAGGCATCTTGTGGGTCTTCTAGGGATCCCATAATTGGAGAGTTGTTTTTATAAATATTAAGGGTATGGATGGTTGAACCAATGATCTGATTGATCTGGTCCCAATAGCCGATAACTGGCAGCTCGCCGATAATGTTCTCGATACTGTTGTTATCGAACAAATAAATTCTTTCAAAATGTCCCGAACGGGTGTACTGTTGTAGGACGTGGTATACAACCTTCTCGTGTTTCTGCCTAGTGGCATTCAACATAGTGGTATCTGGTTGGATGTATACAATGGATACTTCTCGGTCCCCAAGTGCTTGCCGCAACTGTAGGGACAAGACCGACGTGTAGGATGCCCCACACACAAAAATCACTACTTCTTCATCGTCCATTTTCTCTACGAAGGATGAAAAATTTGGCGACGACTCTTCATACTGCTCAGGCCCCTTCTGTTTTTTAATCCTAAGCGTCTCCTTGCCGTGTTGTAGGTGGTCTACATAGAAAACCGTATATTGACTATAGTCTTCAAACCACTTCGCTACACGGCTTCCTACGCCGCCGAGACCGATGATATTCATAGAGGTAGTTCCTTTAGGTTTCCGAAATCCTTCCCGGTCATACAGGAAGTAACAAATCCGTCTTCTCGCATAATGCTGAGAACATCTTTAACGACACCTCTCTCTTCCCAATCCATATCGATGACAATCGAGTCGTGAATAGTGAAGGCGATGCGAGACTTCTTGTTCTTTAGTAGTTCATTGATAGCGATGATTCTGGACATCACGTAATCAGCCGTTGTGCTCTGGATAAGGTACGAGATTGCGTTTTCTCTTTCTACTTCGATTGTTCTTCCGAACGGGTTTGTAACTGTGCCGTCTTTCCAGAAGTCTCTCAAGATCTTGTCGCGGCCATACGCGGCCTCTAGGTGATCGTTTCTCTTGTCGAGGTCATATAACCAAGAGAACATTAGGCGCTTGGCCATATCTCGTGTCGTATGACGATCAAAGATATTTTGAATGTTCCAGTCGTGAATGTCGATCTGTGGCTGGTCCTTCCCAAGAATATAAAACAATGAGCGAAGGTCCGCTGCGTTGATGTCGAGCTCCAAGAACCAGTCATTGTTTGGACGCACGTAAGGACGATACTCTTTGTTAAGTCGCAAGATTGGGAAAGATGTCTTTGATGTTGTTAGACGTCCTGTGGCTGATCCGTAGACACGGTAGTGTGTGATCATTGAATGCTTTGACAAGGAGTTCAGGAATGCCTTACCCTTGTCATTATACTTCTCTCTACGAAGTTGTGCAACATCTAAATTAACTTTATATCCGTTGATCTCGTTTACGGCTTCGTGTGCTGCAACCATAAAGTTGTGATTCACTGGGCGTGTGTGGTTGTCAAACACCCACTGTGTGATCTTGTTCTTGATTGCCGAGTGGTCCTTGAGGAAGCCTTGCGGCACGAGGTCAAAGAAGCAGTTTTGGGTGAGGTCTACTTTTGCTAGTCGAAAGGAACTGTAGTAAGCCAGCAGCCTCTCGTTAACTCTTTCCCACTCTTCGCGATACTGCGAAGGGCAAACTTCATCTAGAGTCTTGCCTTGTGCCCAGATGTGAGCATAGTCAACGCCAGACTCCAAGTATGGAGTCCAAGACCAAGTTCTAGACAGTCCGTCTGGAACGTATCCAAAATGAAGTTCGTCAGCGACATAGACACCTACGCAGTTGTCCTTGTCGTCAAATGTTTGGAATAGCAATTCAACCTCTTGGATCTATTTTAATATCCTCGGAAGAGATTTGCAACATAAAAATCTTTAATCTGACTTGATGTCGAATTAGTCGCGTTTCCAACACTATTCTTTCTTCTCTGTTTCTCAAAGGTGCTTGAGCCTTTTTGAAAATTTGAGAAATTAAACTTGTGATTAAGATCTGCAACAATCTCTTCTAGCTCAGTATAGCCTACTTTCGACTGAGCTAGTGTCACAATTCTGTTAAGTTCAATTTCACTCATCTGGATTCCAGAGAACTTGTTCTTGATCTGGCAGTAATATTTGATCCATTCTGCCTCGGGCACTTGTGTCAACTTCATAATATCAATAGGTTCCCTAAAGATGACACTAGGAGAGCCGTTATCAACTGTAGCCGTTTTGTCTGCGTAGCGGTTATTGTCAATAAAGTTGTTATACGCCTTATGTACATCGTTCAACATAAGTGTAAAGTCGTCAAAATCAATTGGAAGATAGTACTCGTATAGCGCCTTATCCAAAGCCATATTGGATGACATTCTTTTCTGCATCGCTGCAGAGGTGATGTCTGCGACAAGACGCCAAGGAATATCCTTATCGATCATAAACCCGAACTCTTGTGCTAGCTTTGTATAAAGTCGGAAGTTTGAAGACTGTAAGAAGTATTCTGTCTTTCTCCCATCGTCGCTATAGTTCTCGTCTGCGATCTCGATCACAAGGCCGGTTGTTAGTGGGCTATTGTATGGCGACCTAACATAGTCACTCAGGTGATATGGCACGACCTTGTTTGCACTTGCCAGCACATCGACATAGATTCGTAGATAATCAGATAAGTTATTGATACCGTCTCTCTCTGCCTTTGTTAAAGACTCATTGAGAGCTATGTGGTAAGCTGTGACCTGATTCGAAAAAGCTACCAATGGGTTCTGGTACCCTTTAAATGCCCTGATGCTTTCAAGTGCCTGCGATGGGCTTCCGAATCGAAGACCTGTGTTGACTCTATTTCCACGAGCCAGTTCATCGTATCTCATCGCCATATCGTCAAAGGCTGTCGCCACAAAGTCAAGAGCTGCAATCTGCGCTCCTTCATTGGCGTAAGAGCAGCGGCGCAGTTTCTCTGTCCTTGCTAGCAGTGAAACATATTCTGGGGTTACCTTCCCGATAAGATGGCGCTGGCCAGCTGAGAAGTCTTTGACAGCACCGATCTCGCGAGGCATCTCTGCCGGCCTCTTGGTGATCAAGCCAGTGTCAGATGAATATTTATCGTAGTTCGAGCGCTTCTCAAACAGATCCTTAGTTCTATCAGAGTTTTTAGCATTTGTTTTGAATCTACTCATTTCTTGCTAGACCTCTTGATTTGCCCTCTGTTCTCGAACCTTGTTGCTACTGTTGTTTTGTAGCTTCCCGGTGACATCGAGTGCTTGATTTTGGTAACGATATATGCTCCGCCGAGGCCCAGAATAAATGATAGTGAGTCGCGGTCATTCGGATCACCAAGTGAGCCTGCTGGGTCTAGGCCATAGGGATCGAAAAAGATAAGGCCGCCAAGCGTGTTTAGGTCATTGCCAATCATTTCAAATGTGGCCTTGTACATATTGGTAAGATAAGTGTCTGGCGAGTTATCATCGGTCTGTTCGGCGCGCATTTCTGGTAGGTGAGGCATATCTTCTTTGCTCAACTGTACGCGCTTAATTAGGCCATAAGACTGGCCGTGTGTATAGTGAGGAATCCTCTTCTTGAAGTCCTCTTGAAGATCCCCTAGAGTCTCGTTATAATCTCTGTTAGACTCTTCGTGTACCACAAAGATGTCAAGCATACTTTTAGTTTTAGCCTTGGCGCGCAAGAGGCCGTCAAGATTAGTGTTAAGTCTCATCAAAAGAGGCTTTACAGTGTACAGTGAAGTGTCATAGCTCACAGCCTCTTCCGACAAGGAATTAGCTACGTTTGCGTCCGTGACCTCTTGGTCAACGAGCTTGCTTAGATTTGCAGCAGCCGTTGGAGCTAACGAGACCACATCCATAATATTGCTTGGGGTCTTTGTGGGATCATCCTTTGAATTGCTCTTGTAGTGCGTGAACGGAGTCATCTTTAGCTTCTTCTGTGTGTTCTTGTATAGCTTCTTTGACTGACGGCCTAGAGCTTCTGGCAGGATAGTATTCGCACAAAGTCTTAGGAAATCCAAAATTGACATTGTTTGTAGCTTCTCAGAAGTGATCTTCTTTTCGAAAGTTGCTCGAAGTAGCGAAATTGAAATAGGTACAGCCGAGATGGGCATACTATATGTCGGCTCATTGCTAGAGGTTCGAATGTCTGGTACTCGGATATTACTAAGGACAAAACGATAGTCTTCGAACCTACCCTTGCCAGAGTGCTCGATAACTGCGTCAAGTAAGTCGCCGAAAAACACAAACGCAACATTCGTGACTGGATTTGCACCCGTGTCGGGCTGTGGCGGAAAAGGTGTGTAGGTGACTCTATCGAGTGCTGCGGCACCTGCGATACCGGGATTGATCTTGAGTTCTGTTGGTCTTGGTGTCGCACTGGCGGCTGCTGCAGTCGTTGACGTAGCAATCCTACCCGGAAGGCTGCTCATAAAATCGTCCAACGAACCGACAGTAGGCTCGGCCATATATTCTCCAAAGAGATTTGACTGCTCGTTTGACAAGGTGATTTCAAAAATTCTTGAATCATACTTTTTGGCACCTAGAGAGACGGGCTTCTCTAGTGTCTTCAAGATACTGGATAGGAGGCCGCCACCGACCTCATCGACAAGCTCTTTCTCGATTTGCTTATATTCTTCGAGACTCTTATTTAGCTGGTCGATGTCTACCGAATACTGAATCCATCGTCTCTTCTCGGCAATTGCTTGGTCTTTCTCCACTGTCTTAAGGTAGATCTCGGCCTCAATGTCCTTGATGGTTTCTCTGGCTGTCTTGAGGGCTGTAGATGTGCCAGAAGAAATAAGAATGTTTGAAGATGGCTGTCGGGCTTCTGTATTGCTGCGTGCAATGAAGTTAGCAGTACATTCAGTCTTTCCATTCTCCCTAAAGTCGAACTGGTGGTCAACAACACTGAGATACATACAGGACCGCATCTTGTCGAATGAAATTGCTGCCTTGGCCTTATTGATGTCGCTATCAGTGAAGCTAATGGCAGACTTGCTACCCACGCCAGCACGAGACAAAAGCTTATTTAGCTGGGCTTCGTCGACAAAGTATCCGGCTTCCACAAGAAGTTCATAAGCGCCGGCATCGTACTTCATCTGTGTGCCTTTCTGGACTGTCCTTTTCTCTGCTTCTCTGAGCGAGGCGGACGGGGCAACAATATCAAGGAGCCTGTAGGATTCTCCTTTCTTATTCTTTCGAACAGCTGCAAGCGCACCCATACCATCCATAGTCATTGTAAGAGTGGCGCGAATGTCTCTATTAGCTGTGAAGGTGTCAGTACCGACGTATTCCCAGTCAAAAGACTTAATTCCGATTTGGCCGCCTCTGTCTAGCACTGGTCGAGAAAGGTCGAAGTCGTTAGCGTTGGTACGGCCAAGCAGATTGTTCTTAAGGGAACGGGGGAACTCTAGTTCTACTACCTTCTTAGAGGAAACGATGCCACTTGGGTCGCGGTCGACCATAACCTTATAAATCTTGATGTCTGGTACTAGCGCAGAATAGACAATGTTCTTCAAGTAAAACAAGTGCATATCGCTAAAGTTGTTGCGTGACATCTCGGTCTCTTCACCGGGGACGCACCTCTTGACGATCTCGCTATTCACTAGGCGGCGTGGATATTCAATGCCGACCTTGCCGGGGTCCGATTCTTTTCTCTGCGTCTCTGGTAGAGGTGGCATAAATAGATCTTGAATTTGACGTGTCTGCGATAGAGTAAACACCAAATCCTGATCGGAGAAAATCTTCTTCTTAAGATTGTCGGCCATTTATTTTGTACCTGCTTCAAGAATCGAAAGCTTCATAGCTTCATTCTCTGTTAGTTTATCACTGTTTTGTTTTTCACGCAACCTTTCAATTTCTTCTTGCACCTTAAAGGCAAGAGAATTCTTGCTTGGCTTGCCAGAAATCTTGCCTACTTTGGCGTGTTGAAGTGCGTCTTCGAAATCAGCGACAACGGACATCTCTGTGTCCTCGTTGATGTCCGCAGTGACACCTGCGATATTTCTAAGGAGGTCCTTACGCATCAGACCTCCAAAGAGTCTAGAATAATTCGTACAGGTGTAGGAATGATAATCTCGTCACCGACGTTCCAGCTTAGATCGATAGGCTTATTGTTGTAGTAACCAATTACCCACCACAAGTCCATATCGCCGTAGAACTCGTCAGCCAATTTATAAAGCTTTGTGCTCACTGTCCAGACTCTCTTGTTCTTGACTAGCTGTCTATCTACGTCTTCTGGTAGAGTTCCGAAAGGACGGGGGCGGTACTGCTCAATGCGCTTTTTGCCTCTAGTCTTGATTTGCTTAGAGTAGAAGTCAAGATCGTTTTCTACTTTTGTGAATTTACGATACCTATCCATCTTCGATTATACCTCAAATGGGAACTTGTTATTGGAGGGACGGAGCCACTTGCCATCAGCTGTGAAGCCAGCGACTTCCCTGTGAATGATAGAAAGATTAAAGTTGACTGTGAAGTAGCGAGGCGCTACCTTTCCGTCTGCGACCTGCGCAGTGTTAATAATGTTAGCTGCGTCAGCGTATTCGAACTTCATCCCATCCAAGAAGCCAACTTCGTCCAAGAGAGGCGACGCATTGCCTACTGGTCGGAGTATAACTCTGAAAAGTGGTGGTGATTCAAGAGCGTTCTTGTCTGCAGAGTAAACAGCATATTGTGTTCGCATAAGCCTCTTTAGCTTGTCGAACTGCGCCTTCGCTCTAGCTCCGTCTTCTTGCAAGACTGTGAAAGAGCCGGCTGCAGTTCTCTCGTTGCCCTCAAAGAACCTCATAGGATCTGTCCTGCCAAAAGCAGTCTCAGCACTGGTCTTGGTCATAATATTATCTGAGTAGCTATTGAGGATGATAGGAGTAAACTTTGAGCTTGCATTTACGTGCAAAGCAATAAATTCAATGCTACCCAAATCTTCCTGCGGGCCAGAGAATCCAGAATCGTATGGATTTAGAATCATCCCATATCTCCTCTAGTAATTAGTCTGGTGACAGAATTACCAAGTTTAGTGCCTTCGTCGATCTCCAAGATCTCTCCGATTGTTGTTGCCAATTCCCGGTCGCCAATGCTGAACGCTACCTTGACCGTTGGCTGGAAGTCAATGACCTGTGAAGATGCTGAAGATGTCTGTGCTGAGGCGGGGGCTGATAGTTCTGTCAATCTTGTCCCAAACATAACAGCGTCGTCTTCTCTGCCGATGAATGTGCCCTTCGCTGTCTTAACAACTGGTCGGTTGTCATTGCTGGCAGGGATGAGGGCGTCCTCTACAGGCTCTGGCTCTGTGGAGGCCATAAGTGCCCCTACTGCAGCGCCAGTCAATGCTAGGCCACCAACTACCCCTGCCATAGCAAGAGGGCCGCCTAGACCGATCAGGCCAGCCATTGCGGTCAATGATGCAACTAGTGGTGGCAAGAACGAGAAGGCGATAGCGCCGCCCAGTACGGTCATCGCTCCGGCAAGAGCACCCATAGCAGCTGGTGATTCCCCTAGGTAGTTCATTACTTGCGACAAGCCATCAGCAAAGCCTACCATAACATTTACTAGCGGCTCTGCGGCGATTATAAGATTCATAAATGAATTTTGCATCTTCTCCGTGATGGTATTGAAGTTGCTCATCTGAGCAGCCTGTTCTTCAATGTCCTGTGGGGTTAGTTCTGGTGGCACAATAGAGTCGAAGTTTCTTGCCATAACCAAAGCTAGCTGGTTAACGTCCTTGAGACCAGCAGCTGACGCAATCGCCTGTTTCTCGTAGTAGCCCATATCTTGGAAGGATCTTCCAGTCTGGTCTAGTGCGTCGGCTAGCATCTCGAACCTTGCTGCGGGGTCAGTCTCTCCGACCATTTCTAGTGTACTCAAGAAGGGACCGCCCAATACTGCATTTAGCCTGCCTACACTCTGTGCTGCACCTTCGAATGTATCGAACTGTCTCGTGATGGCTACTAGTTCAGCAATAGGGATATTTGTGGCCTTGGCCTGCACTGCTAGAGAAGCAAACTGATCCTCAAGCTCCGCTGATGAATTTGCTGATGCTCCGAGGACTTGGCGGGCAGCTTCAAATCCGCTGGTAAGCTCGTCAATGGGCATACCTAGTTGTGTTGCTAGTCCGGCCAAGGCGGTATTGAATCCCTGAGCTTCGTTCATTGAAAGGCCCATAGATTTATTTAGGAAGAGTACATTCTTGGCCTGCATATCTAGGCCAAAGCCCATCTTCTCTAGCATTGCTGCAGATTGCGCAATCTCTGATCTCTGCGTCGCTGTTAGTTCTGTAAATCCTCTGACCTGTGTGAAGAAGCTTTGGAAGGCTGCTGTCGCATCGTTGACACCAACGCCGACATTTAACAACTCTGTTGAGAGATTTACCAACTCATCACTGTATTCGCCCGTGTTTCCTGTTGCTCTGTTGAATGCAACAACAGACTGGTCAATGGCAAAGGCCATTCCAACATTGGCCGCCACAACAGCCATAGAAGCTTGTACGGCTGCGTCAGCCATTGCCACCTGAACGTTTTCTAGCGTGAAGAGTTGTGCTGCGGCTTCGTCTGCATTCTTTCTCAATAGATCAAGAGCACCCGAAAAGCCACCTGCTGCCTTTACTGCTCGGCCTAGGCTTGTCTCTGCCGTCTCGGAAACGCCAGTGATTGCTGTATAGAATGTCTTGATGTCGTTGACGTTCTTTCTTTCTAGCTCCGCGATTTCCATTAGTCGCTGGGATTCGGTCTCCAGTTGAAGCAGGCGAGTCTTATGTCGGGCAGACGCTTCATCGTCTCCCTTCTTAACGGCTTCCATATAAGCGCGCTCAGCTTCTGCAGCTGATGCTCTCGCTTGGCCAAGCTTCTCTTCCTCGGCTGCCATACGCTTGAGGACTTCAGCGCCGTTGCCTAGAATGGTATTGGCCTCGATTCTAGCGAGGTTGAGTTCTTTCTGTAGTTCGAGTCGAGCTGCTTGTTGTTCGTAGCTCTCCAAGTCTCTACCGCCAATATCACCTTCGGCCATAGCCTAGCTCCTACTTAAATGGCCACTTGAGGCCGGTTTCTCTTTCGAAATTACGGATTGAAGTTGCCAATCTTGCTCGTGACTGATAGGTCTGTCGATTACTAAGACCGTATCTCTGGATGGAATCGATGTACCTCTTTTCACCTTGGATTGCGCGAGCAAAAGCTTCTACTTCTTTCTTGTCGCCCGATACGCCAATTGGTAGATCGATGTCGCCAAAAACAGACTTAAGAATAAGTTTGACCCAAGCCCCGAACATACCTGCGATGCCCTCTGTCAAAAGGCCATTCTTTTTGGCCATCGAGAGATTGAAGTTAAATTCGTAACTCTGTGATTCGTTTACTGGGGCTGTGTTAATATATTGTTCGTATGCGTCGGCAAGGTCGCGCTCCACCTTGTCTGCTACCTGATTTACATCAGCAGTATTGAAGTTAGCATCGTCGGAAAGGAACTCATAAATGGCCTCTCGGGTCAGCTCTTTGCCGGACAACGCCTGCTTACCTTCGTCACTAATCGCGTCGTTGGCGCCGATCATATTATCTAGACCCAATGAATTAGTCTTTGCCACGACGTAGTTTAGGAACTTGCCTTTCAAGCCCGTTACGTATTCTTCTGGTTCTGCAATGAACCGTGCAACAGCAGCTTGAATAATCTTGTCGTTATCGTTTTCTGGCTCTGCTGTCACCTGCTGACGTGCAACTACGTTAGGCTTAATCGCGTCTGTGACTTGGTTGATGACTTCATCATCTAGCTCAGTGACATTGAGTTCGCTCTTTAGAAAGTCGAGAATCTTGTCGACTACTGTGCGTAGCTCTTCTTTCTCAAACTTAGCTTCGAACAATTCTACTTCATCGTCGTCTTGGGTGGGAGCTTTTCTGGCCATCGCAGTCTCTAGGGCCGCAAAGGGAGGCATCCTATCGGCAAAGAAGTTCACCACTTCATTGTACCTGTTTGAGCCGCGTGTTTCCTCGCCAATCATAAGCAAGAATCTGGCAGCGTAATCTAGGAGGTCGTCATACTTCTCTACGTATTCGTTTTCGAACCTCTGCAGTGTTCTTACGTCTGCTTCAGCCATAGTATACTCCATCATTATAAATAGTTTGTAAAAAGAAAGCCGGGACGATCCCCGGCTATTTATTTTTGTTTTGAGCTTCTTCCATCATCTTCTTTTCCTCTTCCTTCTGTTGAACTAGGCGATTGATGAACCAACGCCTAATAACAACTGGAAGATTATAAGCCTCGAAGAAAGACCATTGGCCGTGATACTTTAGAGTGAACAACTCTTCATACACGGCCTGAATGTACTCATTGCCTAGGCCAAAAAAATTCTACTGACATAGGCAGTTCCACCTCCTGTTCCGCTCCGCAGTTTCCACAGTTAAGTGATACTTCTGTGTTCATTGCTGGACTTACAGCAGCGTGAATGTCACGTAGGTACTTTGAATCCCTGAATGGCATATTCTGGATGAACTGGTGTAGCTGCGCTCGTGCTGTGACACCATTAATGCTATGTACCGAATAGAGCATCTGTGTTGTTAGCGCTCCTACCTCAACATTATTCTTCTTCTGCTTTTTAAGGTAATCGGTGATCTCTCTTTCGTCCTTGCCTGTGAGGAGTCGTAGAGCAACCTTGACCTTGGTAGCAGGAAGAGTACACACGTAGTGGCCATCTTCAAAGGTCACGCCAAGCTCGTCGAGATTTGGCTCTTCACGAGGAGCAATCTCTGTAAGATCAAACTCGTGTGATACTGCGTTGTTGCAAGAACGGCAGAAGAACTTTGCGTTATAGCCCTCGCCATATGCAGAAATTCGTGCAGCATACATAATAGCTGTCTTGTCGCCCACTAGCATTGATGATGCGTTGACACGCTTATCAACGATAATGCTCTGGATTAGGCGGTCTAGAACCACGCCTTTCTTGATTAGCTCCTGTGATGAAAGAATGTCTTCTTCCTTCGCGGTCATAAACTTAATTTCTACACTGTCTTTGCCGTGTAGAGGATGGCCAGCAGGATAGTGAATACCCTTAGAAGGTAGGTCAACGAACTGTGTTGGCGCTACAAAAGACATTAGATCTGTGATGTTTGGCTGCGCTGGCTCTTCTGCAGCAGGAGCAGCTGGCTCTGCGGGAACCGCAAAGCGTGAACTGTTATCTCTCATAAATATACTCCATAGTATAATAGACTTCTATATTATAACTCATCAATACCTGAAGTCAAGAACTATTTTGGTTTGTTTCCAAAAGCGTATGTGTTTTTCTTGCCGGAGGTGCCAAGCTCTACTTCAAAGCCTGTGTATCCTACAGTTGCTTGAATTTCTACGAACCCGTCTGCGGAGTAATCTAGGTTTCCGAAGTCAACACTTAGAAGGTGTGCTTGGTGCAGTGTCCATCTCTCAACAACCTCAAGATTTGAATCTCTTCTAGTAGCTCCGGCGATAGCAGCTGAGGCTCCTGCAGCAACGGCAGAAGTCGCAGCACCTGCAGCGGCGGTGGCGGCAGCCGCAGATGCCACTGTCGAGGCGTCAAGGCCCCTTGTTAAATCGCTTACTCTTTTATGCGCAAGTTGACTAATCTCAAGCGTGCCAAAGTTGTTAGAGGCATTTGCGAGGCCGTAGTAGTCATTTGTCTTTGCATTTGTTTCTAGGTATTGCATCAGCCTATCTACAACTCGATTATTACCTTCTTCTGTTCCGTTTGGGTCGATGAATGTGATGCTAATCGGACTGAAGGCTTGTAGCGCGCCCGGATTAATATAGCCAAGCTTTTGCCCTGCTTGGCCAGCGCCCATAACGAAAGCGCCGGCCTGCGGGCCTGCATTGGCCTCAAACTGCACTGAAGGCTTGTTTACGTTCTTTGCAAACCATAAAACTTCGTCCCCAAAAAGACCATTCATTCTTACTAGGAATAAATCTTGCCTCTTTGGGGACAAATTGTTTGCACCGACTTGGGTCCAGAATGCCATTGAGTAACCTCTCTAATAATAAGTAGAAGTTAACTCAAATTATGGCTGGAATAGACCGTTTGATAGTGCAGCGTCTGGTACGTCTGTATCGAAGGATGTGTAGCTTGCCCAATCGTAGCTTAGAGTTAGAGCTACAGTCATTAGCTCCTCATCAGTGTAAGATAGCTTGGAAGGGGTAATCTGCATAATGAATGCGTTGTTGAGCTTCCACTGGTGTAGTGGAGCACCCTGTGCATCTAGAACCTCGATAAGAACAGTGCCGGTA